CCCGAGGAGGTCAGATGCCTGAGGCACCCGAGAACACGCCGGACCTCCTGATCACGCCCGCCGAGGTGCAGAACGTCACCAACCGGGCGATGTCCGAAGACCTCGCCGCCGCGATCGCGCAGTCCGCGACCGACGCCGTCCGCGACTTCTGCGGATGGCGCGTCGCGAAGACCAAGACCGAGACCCTCACCGTCCCGTCGCGCGGATCCGGCCGACTCTTCCTCCCCACCCTTCACGTCACCTCGATCGCCGCCATCAGCGACGGCGACACGATCCTCACCCCGAGCGACTTCGACTGGGGCGAGGAAGGCGTCATCGAACGCATCGGCCGCCGCCGCTGGACTCGCGGACGCCGCTCCGTGCGGGTCACGCTCACGCACGGCTACGACGCCTGCCCCGGCGGCATCGCGCAGGCCATCGCCGCCGCCGTCGCCCGCGGCGTCTTCGTCCCCGCCGGCGGCCTCGTCTCCGAGTCGGCCATCGGCCAGACCAACGTCTACGCGAAGACCGCCGACGGTACGACCGCGGGCGCCATGTTCACACCCGCCGAGCTCGACCGGCTCACACCGCACCGCATCGGGATGAGCCGATGACCGGCCTGCCCTCTTACTTCACGACCGAGACCGTGAAGGTCAGCGTCCTCAAACGCGGCGGCGGCATGGGCGGTCGACACCTCGCGCCCCACGACGTCACCGCCGCGGTCCAGGACGAGCAGCAGACGATCCTCGACGCCGAAGGATCGGAGGTCGTCTCCAACACGCAGGTGCACGTCGCGTTCGACGAGGACATCCCGATGGGATCCCTCGTCACCGTCTGGCCGGGCCTGCCAGGCGAACGGTCCGGAGCGGTGAAGAAGATCGGCCGGTTTCGGCACGAACGGCTCCCATCGTTCCAGACCCTGTTCCTCGTGTAGGAGGTCGCACCGTGGCGAAGTTCTACCCGCTCATGACGCAGCTCGAGAAGTCCATCCAGGCAGGGCTCCGCGAGGGCGGCCGCGCCGTGATCAAGAGGTCCCGCGAGCTCTCGCCCGAGCTGACCGGTGGGCTGAAGGACGAAGGCGCGGTGGTCGTCGACGACCTCACCCTGCAACTCAGCTACTCGTCGCTCAAGGCGCGCCTGAATCACGAGGACCTCGACTACGAGCACGACGACGGCCAGCCGAAGTTCCTCGAGACGGCCGTCGCCGAGGTCGACATCGGGCCGATCCTCGCCGCCAGGAACCGGAGGGACCTCGGTGGATGACCGCGCCCTGACCATCTGGATCTGCGAGCAGCTCGGCCACCTCGAGGGCTGGGAATGGTCCGAGGACGTCGACACCGAGTACGGCGTCGACAGCGTCGGCGTCAGCTACGGCCGCATCGCCGCGACACCCGACCGCGGTGTCGGCGTCCGCATCTACGGCGGATCTGACGACGACGTCGCCGGAACGAAGAGCCGCCGCGTGCAGCTCCGCAGCCGCGGCGCTCGAAACGACCCGAGTAGTGCCGACGACATCGCCGACACCGCTTACGACCACCTCCATCTGCTGCTGCGCGAAGGCGTGATCAGCGAGGTCACCCGCACGTCCTTCTCCCCGTCCGCCAGTGATGGCAACCAGCGCGAAGAGCGCACCGACAACTACCTGATCATCTTCGACAACCCGGAGGCTTCATCATGAATCGCGTTCCCCTTCCCGCCGGCACCGTGCGGGGCAAGTCCTACGAGTACGGCGTCCGCGTCAACGTCGCCGACCGCGACGAGCCGAAGAACTTCATCGACGTGCGCCGCCTGTTCGGCTACTCGCCGACGTTCACCCCGGCCACAAGCGACGCGCGCACCTACGACGACGCCGGCGCCCAGAACAACAGCGTCGACGCGTGGTCGTTCGCGCTCGGGTTCTCGACCTTCGTGAACCGCTCCCGCGAGACCGGCGAGTACCTCGAGGAGATCGAGGCGCTGCGCCAGCGCACCCTGCCGACGTCGATCGACACCGACGCGGAGATCGAGATCCAGTTCTTCCACAAGCCCACGAAGGGCGCGCCGAACCTCACCGACGCAGGCCAGGGCTTCGCGACCGTCTCCTACCAGCGCGGACAGACCGGCGCCGACGGGCAGAACGAGACCTGGAACTGGACGCTCACGGGCGTCGGCGCGTACACGCCGATCGAGAACCCGTTCGAGGGCTGGGCGGACGAGGCGCCGCTCGTGTCCACCGTCGAGCCGGCGACCGGCCCGGCCGACGAGCTCGTGACGCTGCGCGGCACCGGCTTCAAGGACGCATCCGGCACGGTCCTCGTCACCGCCCCCGACGGCGTGAAGTTCGGCACTGTCAACGCCGGCGACTACACCGTCGTCAACGCGACCACCATCGTCGCGACGGTGCCCGCGGGCGCGGCCGGATCCGCGCCGATCACCGTGAAGTCGGCGAACGGCACCTCCGAAGCCCGCGCCTTCGCCCGGACCGCCTGACCGTGGGCGCGGTCGACTTCTCGGAGTGGGTCGCGCCTGATCTCGTGCTCACGCTGGGGGAGCGGACCTACAAGGTCCCGCCCCCCAGCGTCGAGCAGGCGAAGAAGATCATCGCGGCCGCCGTGCGCGGCGAGGTGAACCTGCGCATCGTCAAGGGCGAGATCCCGGCGGAGATCCAGGCAGTCCTCGACACCTTCGGCCCGATCGAGCGACCCGGACTCGGGCCGGTCGCCGACCAGCTCGTTGCCGACGGCATCCCCGTCGAGACGATCGACCGGATGGACTACTACGCCGTCTTCTACTGGGCGCGCGGCAAGGAGTACGCCGACGCGCTCGCCCTCACCCTCTGGGCGCCGCGCGCGGCCGCCGAGGCAGGTGCACCGGCCCCAAAAGTGCGGACGCGCTCACCTCGGAAGAGTGGGCGCAGTACGGCGTCGGCAAGCCGATAGACCACGACGAGAACGGCGTCCCCATCTACGCCGACTACCGGGTGCCGCCCGAGGTGCAGGCCGCGACGACGCCAGCCGCCGCAGTATCGCGCATCGACGGATCGTGGCTCGCTCTCGTGACGCACTGGCGCCTCGTCGTCGCCGAGCTGAAGGACCGCGGCATCGACATGTACGCGCCGGCGGTACTCGACGGGTCCTGGCTCAGCGTCCGGTCCTCCATCTTCTCCCTCCTCGACTCGCCCACACGGCTGCGGGAGGTACTCACCCGGAGGTGATCGATGTCCGGTGCACTCCGCGCAGCAGAACTCGAGGTGCTGTACACCGCCAACACGGCGGGCGTGGAGAAGGCCGAAAAGTCGGTCAAGGACTCCGCTCAGCGGATCGAGTCCAAGCCGATCACGCAGAAGGTCGACGCCGACGCCAGCGACGCGCTCGCCGGGATGGATCGGGTCGAGGCGGAGGCGAAGAAACTCGTCTCCGAGCGCGCCGTCCTCAAGGTCGACGCCGACATCGAGCGCACCGAGAAAAGCCTGCAGCGCGCCAAGGACAAGGTCGAAGACCTCGCCATCCGCGCGGAGGCCGGCTTCGAGGTCACTGCCGAGACGAAGCGTGCCGAGACGGCCGTCGCCCGCCTCGCCCAGCAGGCCGAGCGGCTGAAGACGCTGCGTGCGGGCATCGAGATCGACGCGAGCACCGCGAAGGCCGAATCCGAGCTCGAGCAGCTCGCCGACAAGGCGCAATCCGCCGCCGGCACCGCCGGCGAAAAGGGCGGCGCGTCGTTCGTCCGCTCGCTCGACGGAGCGACCCGTGGCGCCGGGCAGAAGGTCGGCGACGTCGTCGGCGGCGACATCGAGGGATCCCTGATCGCCGCGCTGACCGCCATCCCCGTCGCCGGAGGCATCATCCTCGGCGGCGTCGCCATCGGCAAGACCATCGTGGGCGCGATCCAGGACGGGCTGCAGCAGGAGGTCGGATTCGACCGCCTCGAGGCGCTCACCGGCATCAACACCGCCGACGCGCTGCGCATCGGTCGCGCCGCTGGTGAGGCCTACGCGAACGTCTTCGGCGACTCCGTCGAATCGAACCTCGACACCGCCCGCCTCGCGCTGCAGTTCAATATCCTGGACGCCGACAGCACGAACGCCGAAGCGAAGCGGACCATCGAAGGTCTCGCGGGCATCGCCGACGTCATGCGCGACGAAGTCCAGCCCGTCGCGACCACCACGACCACGCTCCTGAAGACCGGCCTCGCCCGGTCCGCGCAGGAAGCGTTCGACCTGATCGCGGCGGGAGAGCGCGAAGGCGCGAACCGGGCCGGCGACCTCCTCGACACGCTCACGGAGTACCCGGCCCTGTTCCAGCGGCTCGGGCTCACGGGACCCGAGTCGCTCGGGCTGATCAATCAGGCGCTGGAGGGCGGCGCGCGGAACAGCGATCTCGCGGCGGATGCGCTGAAGGAATTCCAGATCCGCGCGACGGACGCGTCTGAGACCTCCGCGGAGGGGTTCCGGACCCTCGGGCTCGACGCCGAAGACATGACGGCGAAGATCGCTGCCGGCGGCGCGACCGCCCGCGACGGCCTCGACCTCGTCCTCGACCGCCTCCGCGAGACGGAGGACCCGGTACTGCGGAACGCTGCCGCCGTTGCGCTGTTCGGAACTCAGGCCGAGGACCTCGGAAACGCTCTGTTCGAGATGGACCTGTCGAACGCCGTCGACCAGCTCGGACAGGTCGAAGGCGCCGCGCAGCGGATGTTCGACACCATCGCGGACAACGACGCGACGAAGATCGAGCAGGCCGGCCGCAACATCGAAGTCGCGATGGACGGCATCAAGGGTGCATTGGCCGCGGGGTTCTCCGAGCCGCTCGCGGACGCCGCCGACTTTATCTCCCGCAACCGCGGACCGGTCCTGCAGTTCTTCCTCGACCTCGCGAACGGTGCCCTCGACTTCGGCGACTCGCTCATCGAGGGAACCGCGGCAGGCACGGAGGCGCTCGGCGAGTTCGCTGCCGGGCCGCTCGCGGACTTCGTCTACTCGATGGCCGACATCCTCGGCAAGCTGCCGTGGCCGTTCAACCAGGACACGAGCGGGCTGAAGGCTGCGGCCGAGGAGATGCGCGGCTTCGACGACGTCACGCAGGTCACCGCGGACACGATCCGCGAGCTCGGGAACGGCGCCATCGACGAGGCGCGCCAGAAGCTGAACGAGTTCGGCGAAGGCGCGGTCGCGATGGGGTACCTGAACGACGCGTCCCTGAGACTCGGCGACGCGATCGCCGAGGTTGGCGCGAACGCGGACGGCACGAAGGCGTCGCTCGAAGGCATCGACTTCGCCAACCTGTCGGCCTCCGACTCCGGCCGCCAACTCGAGGAGCAGGTGCGCGGTGCTGTCGCCGCGCTGGGCGATCAGATCACCGCGGCGGATCTGGCCGGCGAAAGCCAGGGGCAGCTCCGCGAGCGGTACATGGCCGGGCGCGACGCTCTCATCTTGCAGATGGAGCAGATGGGCCTCACGAAGGATCAGGCGCAGCAGCTCATCGACACCGTGCTGCAGACGCCGGCGTCGGCGACGACGACGTTCGGATCGAACGCGACCGACGAGCAGGGCAAGGTGCAGTCCCTCGCGGACCGGATCGTCACTCTCCCCGACGGCAGCGTCGTGATCCAGGCGGACACCTCCTCGGCGTACGAGAAGCTCATGAACCTGCAGGCGCTGCTGCGCGAAGTGACGGGGGACAAGCGCCTACGCGTGTCCACGGGGCAGGGCGGGCAAGGCGGACTCGTCCTCGGCAACGGCGGCGTCATCGAGTACATGGCGAGCGGCGGCATTCCCGGCCTCACGCCGATGGAGTCGGTCGCGCAGGTCGTGCCCGCCTCCACCTGGCGGGTTGTGGGGGACCGGTCCGACGTGCCGGAGTCGTTCATCCCGCACGACAACTCGCCGCGGTCCTGGGCGATCCTCCTCGAGACGATGCGCCAGTTCGGCATCGGCGGGCAGATCGCGTCGGCATCGCAGGGCGGGCGTGAGAGCGCAGGAGGCGGTGTGTCCATCACGCAGTACAACAGCTTCCTGCAGCTCGACGAGCGCCTGCAAGCTCTCGCCCTCGGGCAGGGGCTGAAGCAGGTGATGTCCTCGTGACGCGCACTCTGCTCCACCTCGAGCACCTGACGTTCAGTGATCAGAGCATCCGCGGATGGTCGTTTCGCGAACTCACCGGATGGTGGGGTGGGACGGGCAACAAGCTGGTCGAGGCTGACCGTCCGCAAGGGATCGGGTCGTTTCAGCGGACTCGTGCTCTGCGTCGATCACGGGTGATGACGTTCCGTGCCCGCTTCCGGGGCGCGGACTCGGCAGAGGTAGAGCGCGCGTACGACGAGCTGTCGGCGGTCGGTGCAGAGGGACCCGTGCGGATGGCGGTCACAACCGACGCGGGCACTATGTGGCGGACGGTCATCGTCGAGGACTCGGACGCGTCCAACACGCACAATCGGCGCCTTGGATGGCAGGACGTGACGCTGACGGCTGACGACCCTCGCCGTTACGCCGATGCCGAGTGGGCCTCCGTCGGGCTTCCGGCTCCCGGGCAGGGCGAGGTGTGGCCGGAGGTCTCGCCGACGGTATGGCCCGGTGGTGGCTCCACCGGGCGCGTGACGCTCGCGAACGACGGCCGCGCCCCGTCTCCGTCGCTGTTCGTGCTGACGGGCGGGTTCTCGTCCGCGCTGATCACCTGCGTCGAGACGGGCGACCGTGTCGGCTTCGCGCGTCCTGTCCCTTCAGGGTCGTCGGTCACCATCGATGCCCGCACTCGCCGGGCCGAGATGAACGGGCAGGACGTGTCCCGGTGGCTCCGGTTCCGTGAGTGGACCGAGGTCCCGGGCCAGCAGTCCCGGACGTTTCAGTTCAACGCGACCGACCCTGTCGGTTTGCCGGAGATGGCGGGGAAGGCGGATCACGCATGGTGGTGAGGTTCTTCCTGTTCGAGACCCGCGGTGGGCAACTGATCCGCGAGATCGAGCCGTCGTCGTACGACTGGTCGGAGCGGGTGAACGTCGCCGAGACGGTCAACGTGTCGTTCGTGGACCGCCCCGACGAGTGGCGGAACCTGTTCACTCCGTGGAAGCACTCCATCGCCGTCGACGACAACGGCCACCTCCTCGGCGGCCCGATCGTCCCGTCGAGCCTGAACGGCGACGACGTCGTGCTGCGCGTCACCGCGCGTGGCCTGCGGCACATGGCCTCGCGCTGGTCGATTCTCCCCGTCGAGGCACTCAACACGCCGCTCGCGCCGGACGGCGTGCCGGACACGTCGCTCGACGTGGTCATCACCGGAGTAGACCACGGCACGATCGGCAAGCACGCGCTGCAGACCGCGCACGCATGGCCGGGACGCAATGACATCCCGATCACGTACCACGCGGACCGTCCGGGCACCCGCTCGGAGACGTACACGGCCGTGCGCCGCAAGCGCGTCGAGTCCGCGTTCACCGACCTGTCGAACCAGGAGCAGGGGCCTGACATTCGTCTGCAACTACGGCGCACTTCCGAGGACACGTTCGGTTGGGAGTATCAGTCCGGCACCGAGGAGCAGCCGCGCCTGCAGGGTGAGGTCCCGCTCGACTGGGAGCCGCTCGACACGTCTGGTCTCGGCGTCGACCTTGACCCGTCCCGGATGGGTTCGATCGCATGGTCGGACGGCGGCCGAAGCCTCGACAAGACGCTGATCCGGATGCTGTATGACCCGTTCCTCATCGACCGCGGCTTCCCTCTGCTTGAGCTGGACTCCGACGCGTCCACGTCCACGACCGACGAGGCGACGCTCGACTCCTGGAACGTCGAAACGCTCCGCACCGCACGGAACCCGTGGGACTTCTGGTCCTTCCGGGTGTCGACGGAGCAGGCGCCGCTGCCCCACGAGTACGGGTGCGGGGACCTCGCGACCGTGCACCTCATCCCGCAGATGCAGCACCGCCTCGGGCTTCTGTCCGGTCCCACGCTGCTGTCCGGGTCGAACGTGCTCAGCGGCGGGGCGTCGTCATCCCCGCTCGTCGGGTTCCTGGAACCGCGGCCGTACACGCGGCGCATCGCCGGCCTGTCGGGCGACTCCCGCACCCCGGGCTTCATCCGCATCACGACAGCGGAGGCCTACGATGGCTGACCCTTCGCCGCGGGCAGACGATGTGCTCCAGATCATCCGCGACGAGTTCGATCGGATTCGTCAGCAAATCCGCGACGCCGCAACGCCATCCGGCACGCAACTGTTCAACGCGGTCCCGAAGCTGCAGGAACAGATCGACGCTGTCGAGGAGACGCAAGGCGAGCTCGCCGGGGTGGTCGAGCAACTGAGCGGGCTCGTCGACAACATCGAAGAGACGTTGACCTCGTTCATTCAGAACGACGTAGCGGCGATCGTCGACGCCGCGATCACGGAACGTCTTGCCGCGCCGTTCATCACGATCGGTGTCGCCGGTGGCACCGTCCGCATCCCCGCGCTGTACACGACCGACGTCACCATGAGCGGCCGCCCTCGAGCGACCGTGTGGACAGACGACCAGGGCCTCGTCGGCCGCACCTGAGAGGACCAACATGGCACTCACGCCCTCCCTTCCCACCGGGGCACCCACGGGCCTGCCCCTGACCGCCCGCCGCCGCATCCAGGCAGGCATGGTCGCGCGCGCAGTCGACGGCACGCCGCGCACGGGTGTGATCCCGGCGCACTACGGGCCGCTCGTCACAGGGAAGGCGTCCTGGGGCTACAACGTGGCCGAGTTCGTCGCCGTCACCTCGCGAGAGCTGCCCGGTGTGGAGTTCGTCGCGAACGATGGTCTCCACGATCTGAGCCCCGCGGGCTACGGGGCGCCGGGCGCGAACTCGCGTCTCGACCTGATCTGGGTCCGGTGTCGGCTGAGCGCTTTCGGTGATGCCGCCAACGTCACGGAGTTCGGCATCGCCCAGGGGCAGTCGAACCTCAACCCCGAGCGGCCGCTTCTCCCTGCCGGCGCACTCGAGCTCGCGCTCGCCGAGGTCAAGGCGACCGATACGACCACACAGACAGTCGTCATCACACCGACGCACCGCTTCACGGCTCTGGCGGGTGGCGTTGTAGCGCTTCGTTCCGCCGCCGAGGCGACCGCGTGGACGCCTGCGGACGGTGCCCAGGCGTACCGCATCGACACGGCGACCCGCTGCGAACGCGTCGCGGGAGTATGGCGGCGGCAGGGCGCCTCGTTCCGACAGTTCACGACCGCACGCGGCGGAATGACGGACGGCTCCCCGTTCTTCCAGGTACCCGTCGAGGACACCGAGAAGGACACCGATCCGGCGTTCGCCTACACCTACAGCAACGCGGATGGCCGGATCACTCTCGAAGCGGGTGTGTACGAAGTGCACGCGACGGGGCATCCAGGGAGCGTTGCGACCGGAACGACATTCCTGCAACTACGCGGCACCGCGCAGGGAGTCCTTGACCGAAAATCGCCGGCGGTGAGTGCCGACCCGGTGATGTCCGTATCCGCGTTGTTTCATGCGAACGGGGCGGAGGGTCTGATCGTGGAAATCCAGAAGCAGACCGGCGGGTCGTCCAACGCGTCCGGCACGCTCCGCATCGCGCGCATTGGGGGCGTCTGATGGGGGGCGCACCGGTCATCGAGACCATCCGGGCCGGCGTGGGATTCGTCCATACGGCCGCGTCGTCGTTTCGGCGGGCAGAAGCCGGGTGGGAGGAGAAGACCGGCCGAGTGCGGATCGGGTGTAACTCGTCGTTCCGCGACTACGGGCTGCAGCTGTCGATGTATCAGGCGTGGGCCGCTTGGACGGAACGCCGCGGGCCGAAGCCCAACCATTCGCGGCCGGCGAAGCCCGAGGACTCGAAGCACGTCATGGGTCTCGCGCTCGACACCCCCGACATCGGCATCCCCGGGTTCCTCGCGCACATGGCGGAGCACGGATGGATCCAGATCCTGCCGAACGATCCGACCGAGCGTCACCACCTCGAGTACCAGTGGTGGCGCGATGAGCACTACGGCGAGCCGGTCCCGGTCCCTGCCGCGAAGACGCCCCTGCCTGACGAGGAAGAGAGTCACGACATGTACGCGATCCGACAGATCGGTCAGCCCGACTCGGGCGTCATCATCCGGCCGGGAGTTCCGCCCTACGCGCTGCCCGCGCAGGTCTTCGAAACCGAGGCTTCGACGTACGGGCTGACGATCAAGGACCTCCCCGACTGGCGCTACGGCACCGCCGTGCGCGAACAGTGGACGGCGTTCAACACCGCCGAGCGCTTCCGCGCCGACGTGGATCTCACGGCTGAGAGCGTGCAGGATGTCGCGGACGCCACGCGCGAAGCGATCGTCGCGCCGAAACGGACCTGATGCGCGCGCTGTGGCGGGCGTCGATCTGGCACCCCGACGCCCCGTCCATGCAGAAGGTGCAGACGCGCTTCCGTCCGGTGTTCCGCATCGGGCTCCCGGTGTTCGATGTCGCGCTAATCGCGTTCTCCGTCTTCGGGATCGTTTTCGGGTCGCGGGCGGTCGAGGAGTTCACGCTCTGGTGGTTCACGCCGCTCCTCGCCGGCGCGATCGGAGTGGCCTCCGCGGCAGCGCTTGGTGGTCTCGTGTTCCAGAAGCCGAAGATCGAGTTGACGTCGAAGTTCGTGCTGGGCGTGTGCATCGCCGTGTACGTCGTCTTCCTGATCGCTTCCGCCACGGTCCGGAGCGCCAGTGCGGCACTCACGGCGGCGCTCGCGATCGCGGTCCTCACGATCCTCGCGCTGCGCGTATTCGATCTGATCGACCAGGCAGCGCAGGAGGAAGATGCCGCGTGAGCGAAGACGTACTGATCTCCGTCATCTCCACTCTCGGGATCGTCGCCGTCGCGCTGATCGGTCGATGGAGCCTGAAGAAGGCCGTCACTCGTCGCCGTCGCGTCCGCGTCGCCGCAGGGGAGTCGGTCAAGGAAGCCGCGCGGCATGAGCAGGCTGACGCCGCCATTGCCGACTACGAGAACAACCCCGGGGCGTTCGTCGAACGAGTGCTCTCGGACAACGCGCAGAAGCACGAGGAGCTGAAGGCGCTCAGCGAGCGGTTCCAGTCGCTCGAGACGCAGTTCACTGCGCTGCGCGTCGAGGTCCAGGGGCTACGCGACAAGTACACCCGGAAGATGTCGGCGGTCGCGCGGATCCTGCGCGCCATCGCTGACCAGTGGCCGTCCGCGCACGGCCCCAACCTCGATCCTCGGGACATCGAGGAGATCGAGGACACCATCCCCGTTCAGTGGATCCGCCGCGCCCCAGCGGACGGACCGATCCAGCCCCTCTGAGCCGCCTACGGACGGCTCTTCTCGTTCCTGAGGAGGAACCATGCTCTCGCTCGCTCTGCGCTCCGCGCGCTACCTGCTCCTGGTCCTGCTGGCCGTCGGTGCACTGATGATCGTCGGTGCTCCGTCCGCGTACGCCTCCGACGGGGAGGCGGTGGTCTCGTTCGAGCCGAACCTGCCGATGGTCCTGACCCTGCTGGTGTCGATCGTGTTCCCGCTGTTCGTCGGCGTGGTCACGAAGAAGACCGCGTCGGGCCGGTTGAAGGCGATCCTGCTGGCGACGATCTCGCTGCTGTCGGGACTCGCGTCGCAGCTGCTCGCCGCGGTCACAGCCGGGGCCACGTTCGACCTGTTCACCGCGCTCGTCACCGGTGTCGGCGCGTGGCTCATCGCCATCGGCACCTACGAGGGGTTCTGGAAGCCCACCGGTATCGGTGAAGCCGCCCAGTCCGTCGGCGTCGGGGCCGGGAAGCGTGTCGACGGCGGACACAACGCCTGATGCCGTACACGCCTCCGGTCTTCAAGGACAACGACCCGCGGTACCCGGTCGTCGACGAGAAGCTCAACGCCCTCGGCCAGCAGTACCAGGCGGTCGCAGAGGACGCGACGGACACGACCACGCCCGTTGGGTTCGCAATCGCGCAGGCAGCGTCGGCAGCCGGCGGCGGGGGTCTCATCGAGGACCCGACTCGTCCGGGCACGTTCATCATCACCAACCCGGGAGCGATCTCGGAGAACCCTGAGCGTCCTGGCACGTTCGTGATCGGAGGCACCGCATGACCGGACCCTTCGTGCCCGTGGGCATCGACAACGACAACCTGTTCCCGGCGCCCGTCGAACAGCGCCTATCCGACAAGATTGGTGCGGTCGTCGGTCCCGTCGTGGCTGCCGACAAGTCGAAGGTGTCGGCACGCTTCATCCCCGACATCGCGAACTCCTGGTGGCAGAACATCCAGAGCTACCTCATCGGCGGACGCGTGTTCGTCGGCGGCTGTGGTGTCGACGGCGGTGTGCGGATCGGCTGGGCCGACCTCGAGAACGGGGTCGTGGGTCGGACGCGCCTGAACCCGGAACGGTTCTTCCAGGACGACCACGACAGCGTCGGCATGGCGTTCGACACGTCCGGCGTGAACCGGCGTGCACTCGCGGTCTACTCCGCCCACGACGACGACACCTACCTCCGCATCCGCGAGGCCGAGGGTTACGGCAGCTTCGACTCCGTCGGCCCGGAGGTGCGACTGCAGTTCGGCGGCGGCACGTCAGTCGCGTACGGGTCGATCATGGCGAAGTCGGCGGAGACGAACAAGCGCGTCAACACGACCAATGGTTCCGCGGTGCTCCAGTCCGTGACGGCATCGAGCGTGAACGTCGCGCACGGGCTGGTCGACGGCATGCGGTACCGGTTCACGGCCGCGGGTGCGCCCGCTCCGTTCGTCGCTGGCGTCTCGTACTACGTCGTGAACTCTGCAGGTGACACGACCACGTTCGGTCTCGCAGCCACCCAGGGCGGTGCAGCAATCGCCGCCACGGCAACATCGTCCGACGCGTCGAAGGTCATCACGGACAGCGGCCGCGGGCTGGTGCGGTGCCGGAACGGTGGCTTCAACAAGATCGCCCGGTCGCTGAACATGCAGGTCTCCGTGACGGAACGTCCGACGGCCACCCCGCCCACGTTCGAGGACACGACCGACGAGCGGTTCACGCTCATCGAAGCGGCGTACGTGGCGCACACGGAAGCCGGGAACACGTTCTGGGCGATCGCCACCGGCGACCCGACCCCCGTGCCCGCCACCGGATCCACGAAGACGTACTTCTTCAAGGGAATCAAGGGCGGCACCGGCGCGATCCGCAACGCGTTCGGCAACGTCATCGGCTACCTGTGGGGTGCGGCTCCCGCCCCTGGGACGCCGCTTCTGCCGCTCACCGGTGGTGGCAACAAGCCCGACCTGATCTACGACGCCACCGGCACCGACGGGCGCCGCTTCTACGACGTCTCCCGCGGCGGTGACGCGGTCGCGGTCCTCTCGTTCAACCGTGAGGACTTCGCGACCGTCACCGGCCCGGATGGTGTCGCGGTGATCGCCGACCCCGCACGCGCGGAGCTCGGCGGAACGTACAAGGTCATGCGCCGGAAGACCAGCGCGACCACGAACGAGTGGATCGACGAGACGATAGCCCCTTCGGGTAAGCCGTTCGGTGCGTACAAGTCCGTTTACGTCGGCGGGATGTGCTTCGAACGTGACGACACATCCGGGAACGCGCTGCTTGCCGTCGTGGAGCAGGGCAACGTGTGGACGCTGCGACGCTACGTCCGCACTGGTACCGAATACCCGACGACCACTCCGGGAGTGTGGACCGAGGACGCGATCATCTACACCGCGCCGGCTGGGTACAAGCTCGGGCGCCCGAAGATCCCGCTTGGCGCTGAGGGTCTCGCAGCAGGATCCCGGATCTTCACCGTGTCGCAGTACAGCTACTACGCGCTGGATTCGTTCAACGCCATCCGTGGTGGAGAGATCGTGGGGTACTACTGATGGCCGACCGCATCCGTATCGACAAGCCGGTGATCGACCGCGACACCACGACCGCCGCACGCGAGCCCGTGCAGTACGACGGAGCCGGTGGGTTCGAGGTCCGAGACCCCGGACCGTCGCTCCTCATCCCTTGGGTGAAGACCACGGCTGTCGCCAGCACCACGGGCGGAAACCTGGCCGCGGTGTACGGCACCAGTGGCGTGCAAGAGTTCACCCTTCCCATCCCGTTCCGCCTGGTGGGTATTCAGATCGACACCCCGGGCAACATGTCGGGCGGCTCGCTGACTGTTCGCGTTCGAAAAGCCGGGGTCGAGGTGGCATCACTCGTCCTGGCGACCGGGAAGCACGTCGGAATCCCGCTCGGGTGGCGGAACGGGCCCCAGTTCGCGGCGGGAGACATCCTCTCCGTCATTCATGACACTGACGCGGCGTTCGCGCCGAGCCAGAACGTCATGACGCACCTGCTGATTGCCGCACGACCCTGAGCGCAAGAAGCCCCCGTCACTCATCGCGGGTGGCGGGGGCTTCTTCGGCGTTCCGGCCTACCGGACCTTGACCCAGTCGTCGAGGATCGCCGACGCGTAGAACGCTTCGTTGCGGTCGATGATGATGAGGAAGAAGTACGCGGCTGAGAACGCCACAGCGACCAGGCCGGCCGCAAACCGGTGCTTCGGGACCGCACCGACGATGAGCCCGTACCCGATGATGCGCAGGTACCCGAAGTACGCCAGCAGTCGGTAGAACGGGTAGCTGATCTCGCGCACCGGCAAGAGAACGAGTTCGAGCGACAACAGCACCAGAACGACGATCACAGCGCGGCGGGCGGGGGTGTCCACGTCGATCATCGGCTGGCGGGCGGTCTTCAGCAGCAGCGAGCCTTGCGGCTGGTAGCCGAGTGAACCCACCTTGCGCTTCGGTGGCCGTGGCGCCCGTGTTGCGCGGAGCACCCAGATACCGAACGCGATCGGGATGGCACGGTAGAGCGCGTCGATGCCGAACGCCCGTCCGCCGCGCGCGCCCTCAACGAGGTACTCCTGGTACTTCGAGTCGCCCAGAGCACCACCGAGGAACTCGAGCGCGGGTGCGGCGATCGACAGCGCCAGCACGCTGAGCAGCAGGACGGCCCAAATGGATCGACCGATGTGATCCTTCCGCGTCTTGAGGTAGCGGGCGACAGCCCACATTACGAGGAACACGACGGCGGAGTTGTGGAACAGGATGCCGGCTGATCCGACGACGAGCCCGAGCCACGGTCGGGACCGGATCACGAGCGCGACGCCAAGCACTGCGAGGGCCAGGGAGGGGCTCTGGCGGAGGAGGTTGAAGCCCTCGACGTACGCGGTGAACATGTACGTCAGCCACATGACTGCAGGCGGGCCGTAGTCGCGCAGAAGCATGATCGCGATGAGGATGACCGTTGAGCAGAACGCCGCGAGGACCGTGTAGTAGACGTGTGGGTCGCTGGTGAACCGGGCGACGATCCAGTTCATGAAGTAGTACGCGACCTCGCCGGACGCGCCTCGCGCGTCGGCGTAACCGGTGATCTCGAGCAGGTTCGGCGTCATCAACATGGCGTTGAAGACCTTGTTGCCGTAAAGCATCACGTCGGGGCCGCCGACTGCGTAATCCCGGATGCCGGCGAACACGCTGACCAGAACGATAGCGAGGATGGAGAACAGCCACCGCACGAGCTTCGATGCGTTGAGTCGCGACCCTGCTACCGCGACGAAGGCAGTCGAGACGCCGAAGACGACGAAGTAGGGGGCGAGCATGTCACCCGGGTTCGTTGTCGGTGCCCTGGCCGAAGTAGAGCACCGCCAGCCCGGCTAGCCCGAGAGGCAAGATCGCAATCAGTGCCCAGACGATGTCTTCCATGGGCGTGATCCTATCGGCTACCTGATCGCGCTGCTGGTTTCGGCTTCGCTGAGCCCGTTCTCCGGGTCTACCTCGTGGTGCAGCGGGTCCGGGTTAGCTCGAGTCCACCGGTAGACGACGCTGACGGCCGCGACGACGACAGCGAAGAATCCCAGCAGCATCGTGACGCCGAGCGCCGGGAACGTCTGAATCAGGCTCATGTCGCGGAGTCTAGTCATGGCACGTTTCCAGCAAAGCAGGAACTTAGTTCAGCCCCCGGCTGCCTCTACGAGGTGGCCGGGGGCTCTTTCGGCGCTCGCACGGATGGCGTGCTGTGCGACCCGCGGCTGCGTCGCTCCTGGCCTTCACGAATGAACGGCACCGCGCCGGGGAACGCGTCGAGAAGCGCGGCCGTGAGCGCGGCGTTCTCGGGGATGCCGTGGTATCCGACCCACCGGCCGACCTCCGGGTAGAGGATGTCGGGGCGGCCGCCGGCGAGCTGTCGGACCTCGTCGATGATCGGTTGCACGTCCCGCGTGTACTGGTTGCGGCCCATCGCCGCGCTGAGCGAGATGCTCAGCAGGACGTCGGGGTGTAGGCGGCTCATCGCTGGATGATGGCGAGCAGCTCGTGGCCCTCAGGGACCTTGCCACGCAGAGTCTCGATGTCGTCGGCCTCGATCTCCGTCGGCTCATCACGACGCGCGAACTGCCCGACCGTGAAAAACTCCGTCGTCCCGGGCTGGCGTCCCATGTGCGCCTGCGTCATCTCCCAACCGGGCGGCGCCTCGAGCTGCTCGTGAATGGCGGCGATACCTTCACTACGCACCTCGCGCGTGCGCTTCTCGATGGGGCGGATCAGTCCGATGAACATGCGATCGATCGTACGTCCGGCCGCCGACGGCGACTGTCTTAGCGCGCGACTCGCGACCCGTCGCGGAGGAACAGGGTGCCGCAGGTGCAGCACTCGAGCCCGCGGGGATCATCGCGCAGCACCGTTCCGCAGCCCGGACAGGGCGGCTGCGCAGCGTCCTCGAGCGGGTCGATCATCCAGGCAGAGTAGCTGCGATGTCGGTGGCACCTCGGAGACTGTCCACATGCTGTCTGCCGCCGACCTCCTCGCGTTCGAGGCCAGGTGGGGCAACCACACCGGCGGCAAGGAAGAGGCCATCCGTCGCGAGCTCGGCGAGACGCCTGCGCGGTACTACCAACTGCTGGGCCGCATCATCGACACTCGTGAGGCGCTCGAGTTCGATCCCATGCTTGTCGGCCGTCTGCGACGCATCCGCGATGAGCGCCGCGTCGAACGCGCGGGTCGGCGCGCCGCGTAGGCCAACACGAAACGCCCCCACCTTCAGAGGTGGGGGCGTTGTTCGTTGTGGGGGACATCGTCGTCCGGGGTGGATCTGGTCCTGCTCTTCTGCCGTTGGCGCGGTCACCATCGACCGCTCATCATCTTCTGGCGGTCATCACGTCCCGCCGGCCCGGTCGTGTTGTGTGCATATGGGTACTGTATCCCCATATGAGTGCAGGTGCAAGCGACGCGGGAGGGGGGTCGCGGAGAGGGGATGCGGCGCGGCGCGTGCCCACATTTTGCCCACACTTGGCGGCCCACTGCGGCTCTTCGCGGCCCCTCACGGCCCTCGTTGGCCGCGTAATTCCGCTGGCCGCTGCTCGAGCACGGCGCGGAGACGGAAACCACGACTTCTTCAGCGGGTCGGGTTCGTCGTACGTGATCGGCAAGGCCGAGGCCACCGAGGACGACGACTGGGACTTCTGAAAGTCCAGGTCAAAGGGAAAAAGCGTCAGGTACTGACATGAATCACAAGGCCCTCACCAGCAGCTCGGAAGAGCAGCAGGTGAGGGCCTTGCCCACGTTCTGCCCACATCCCGTGACGGCAGACGATCCATCGCACTACGAGAGGAATGGACGAATGGCCAAGGGTGACATCTCCACCTACAACGAAGACGGTCAGTGGAAGTCGAAGGTCGAGGGCAGCAGCCGTGCTGCCCACGTCGGCGGCACGAAGGCTGAGCAGCAGGCGACGGGGCGTCAGATGGCGCAGGAGCGCGGTGTCGAGCACACCGTCCGGAATCTGAACGGCCAGATCGGTACGAAGAACTCGTACGGTAACGATCCCGAGCGCTACAAGGGCTGAGCGGACGCGGGCGGCTAGCTGACGGCGGCCGCCCGCGCCTTGCTCATAGCCACGGCGACCGCCTCGAGGTCGTCGTCGAAGAGGTCGGCGTAGACGTCGAGTGTCATCGCAGCGGACGCGTGCCCGAGCATTCGCTGCACCGCCTTCACGTTCGCGCCGGCGCTGATGGCGAGCGATGCGGCGGTGTGGCGCAGGTCATGCGGCGTGATCGTGGGGAACGATCGGTCGGCGGTCTGGGCGGCACGTACTGCGCGCACGAACCATCCCGTCGCGCCGTGTGACCGCGGGATGGGTGCGACTCCGGGGCCGAGGACGAAGGCGTCGCGGCTCTTGCCCTCGCAGAGGCGGGCGAGCTCCGGAATCAGGAAGACGGGCATGGCGACCTCGCGGCGGTCGCCGGTCTTCGGCGTGCCGATCTCCCATTGCCCCTTGACCCACACGGCGTTGTCCTCGACGAGGAGTCGGCGCCGGAGCATGTCGAGGTGGCGGACGCGGAGGCCGATCGCCTCGCCCCATCGCAGGCCGGAATACGCGAGCAGGCGGATGACGGTGTCGTAGGGCTCTGCGTGCCGCGCGAGCACCTCGACCTGCTCGTGGGTGAGGTACCGCTGCGGCTTCTTCGTCTTCGGCGGTAGCTGAAGGCCCTTGGCGGGATTCGACAGGATGATGCGGTCGCGCTCGGCGATGGCGAGGACGCTCGACAGTACGAAGACGGCCCGGCGGACGGTTTGCGACGCGAGGTCGCGGTGCAGCTCGGCGACCCAGTCCTCGATCTCGGATGGGCGGATGCTGGCTGCGCCTCGGGTGCCCCATCGAGGCTCGACGTGCACGCGCCAGGCGGTCTCCATCACGTTTTGAGATGAGGGCTTCAGGCCGGCGAGGCGGCCGCGCTTCCATTGCTCGGCGAATGCGGCGATGGTCTTCTTCCCCTCGGAGGGGTCGAGGTACTGGCCGCTCGCCTTCGAGATCGTCGTCGACGCGAGAAACAGCTCGGCTTCGCGCTTCGTCTTGAATCCGCGCTTGTCGGTCTGCGCGCCGTTCGGCTTCCGGTAGCGGACTCGGTACCGCTTGCCCTTCGCGGTCTCGTAGGGCGCGATCGTGCCGGCCATGTCAGGCGCTGTCCGCGAGGTGGTGCCGACCGATCCATTGCCCGACGCCCATCTTGGCGCGGACGTAGGTCACGCCGCGGAGCTTGACGAGGCAGTTCTGCATCCAGAGGTTCAGGACGTGGACGCTCACTCCGAAGTGCTCGGCGATGTCGTACTGGTGCAAGCCCTGCTGCTCGAGGGCGGCGTAGGTGGCCGGGTCGATGAGGAGGCGCGCGGCGTACTCATCGGCTTGGTCCTCGGCGCGAGGGTCGTTCTCGCAGCGGTGGCCGTGATGTGCGTGGCCGAGTTCGTGCGCGATGGTGAACACCTGCTCGTCGGGGGACTGGCGCAGCTCGAAGTAGACCTCGCGCTCGTCCTCGTACCACTCGCCGAGCACGCCCGGTTCGAGCCGTGCTCCGTGGACGGAGATCCCGAGCTGTGCGGCGAATCGCAGTATCTCTTTCATCGGGACCTCCTCCCCTCGGATCATTCGGCGTGCGGCGCCTCGTCCGCTTTGGTCGTGCCCTTGCGTGCCGCGGTGCGCTGCTTCGCTGGCGGCTGCTTCACGCCCGGCTCATCCTCACCCGAGGCTCCGACACCGAACCGTCCCTCGATGACGTTGCCGGGTCGGGGTCGCGGATCGACGTCGCGCACGAGGTAGACAGTGCGCCCATCGGCGCCGCTCACCACCTCGTAGTCCGGAACGAGTCGGCCCTCGTAGTCGGACGCGTCGATCAGTCGCACGCGCGCGAGCATCTCGTCGGGCGTCAGCTCGAAGCACTTGGCGGCGACCTCGAAGTCGTTCAGCGTGAAGACGGCTTCGTTTCGCAGCCGCGTGGCGACGTAGTTGAGGGACTTGTCCATCATCGTCGCGAGCTCGCTGACGGTAAGTCCGCGCTTGCGGCGCTGCTGCTCGAGGTAGGCGGAGAACGCCTGCGACAGGCGCAGAGGCTTCCCTTGAGATCCAGAGGGCATGGGGAGAGTGTACTTCTATGGGTAGCCGCTGCGCATCCGTGGTTGCAAAGTAACTGAGATGGGTTTACGGTACCCATATGAGTAGCGAACCGGGATGGTGGCAGCGCATCGCCGAAGGCGTGCGCGTGGAGCTCGTGAGACAGCGGCTCGATCAGGGACAGCTCGCCACGGCCATCGGCCGAAGCAGAAACTACGTCTCCCTCAGAGTGAACGGTAAGGCGCCGTTCAAGCTCGATGAGGCCGAGGCGGCGGCGGACTTCCTGGGCAAGGACCTGGAAGCGCTCGCGGCCCAGGGTGCCGAGGTGGCCCGCTGATGGGCAACGTCACCGCGATCAGAAACACTCCCGCTCCGGCGGTCGAGTGGCTGTCGCCGGCGCAGGTCTGCGAGCTGCTGCCGGGGATGACCGAGGAGATCCTGACGAAGCGCCGCAAGAAGCGCCTGGACCCTCCCTACTTCAAGCCCACCGGCGACAGCGGCAGGGTCGTGCTCTACGACCGCGCCGACATCATCGCCTGGGTGAACGCGCACCGCGTCGAGACCCGGACCGGTGCAGCATGAGCGCCGTCGTGACCCTCCTGTCGGAGGGGGAGGCGCAGCGTCTCACGCAGCGGATCCAGCTCACCGCGTCGTCTGTCCGCGACGGCCTGTTCAAGCTGCGCAACCTCGTCGACGAGGCGCGCGACTCGAACGTATGGCAGGTCATGGGCTTCGCGTCCTGGACTGCCTACCTCGCCGACACCCTGGGCGCCGAACCGATGCGCCTCGGCCGCGATGAGCGGCAGGAGCTGGTCGGCTACCTCGCAGGCGAGGGGCTCAGCACCCGCGCGATCGCGCCGATCGTCGGCGTCGCGCACAAGACCGTCGCCCGCGACCTCGCACCTGTGTCAAATGACACACCTGACTCCGACGCTTCCCCCGCGTCGGACCCCGCCGTGGCCGCGCCCGTCGCGTCCCCCACGTCCGCAGACGCGGCCACGGTTCCCCCGAAGATCCAGGGCCTCGACGGGAAGCAGTACACGCGCCCCGAGCCGAAGCTCGACGACTTCCACGACATCCCGGACACCCCCATCGTCGACGTCGACTGGAAGCCGTACGACCCGCCCGTCGCGCCCGTCGACCCGGCCGCCGAGCTCGTCACAGCGGAGACCGAGTCGAAGGCCATCGGCCGCGCGCTAGTCGCGATGTCGTCGATGGCCTCCGCCGCGCACCGCGAGCGAGTCGTCTCGCACTGGTGGCCGCTCGGCAACGACGCCGTCCCGCCCGACGTCCGGAAGCTCTTCGCCCCGCGGTCGCTCCGCGACATCGCCACGCACCTCATGCAACTCGCCGACGAACTGGAGGCCTCGCTGTGACCTACACCGACACCATCGCCCGCGTCTACCGCGAGACCGTCGCCTCGTACGGACCCGAGGGAATCAACAGACCCGAGGCCATCGAGTCCGCGACCGCGACGCTGATGATCGAAGTCCGCGCCGGCCGCCTCGAGCTGAACATCGAGTCCGCCATCCGCGCCGAGCTTCACAAGGCCGACGAGTACGACGGCCGCGTCGCCGACGCCATCATCGAGCGCGCCGCCTACGGCACCGAGCCGCTCACCGACGACGACATGAACGTGATCGTCACCCTCGGCCGCGGCCTCCGGAAGTCCTGGCGCGACGTCTCGCCCGCGGACCTAGAGCAGATGAACGAGATCCGCTACGAGAACTACCGCAAGGTGCGGAGCTCCTTCGAGAAGTTCAACCAGGCCGTCGGCCGCATCCGCGTCGTCGTCCTCGAGCACGGCACCGTCGGCGCCGCGTAC